AACCATATCTATTGTTGACTAAGTGCAGGGAGTCAGGGTTTAACTGGGCTGTGTATCACCAAAACACAGGTAATACTGGGCGCTGGATGTTAAATAACACTTTAGCGTTTGACGTAAGCTCTACTTTCTGGAACGACACGACACCGACCAGTTCAATTTTTTCTATCGGGAGCTTCTTCGCCAACACTAAAACTTTTGTTGCTTACTGTTTCGCACCTGTCGAAGGCTACAGCAAGTTTGGTACATACATCGGCAACGGATCAACTGATGGTACTTATGTGTACCTTGGATTTAAGCCGAGATTTTTACTTTTAAGAAATGCAAGTGTCGCTGGCAATGACTGGAAAATATTCGATGGCGGTCGGGATCCTGACAACGTTGTCACTCAAGTTTTATCCCCAAACAGCACTTCCGCTGAACTATTCAATACCGGGTTAGATTTTCTTGCCAATGGATTTAAGTGGAGGGATAGCGGCTCGGCTCAAAATGGTAACGGCAATGAAATCATATACGCCGCGTTCGCTGAAAATCCGTTCCAAGCCAACGGCGGCTTAGCTAGATAATTAATTAATAAGTTAAAGTCTATTTAATGAGTAAAATTTAATTAGAACGCACCATTGTCTATGGTCGGTTCGGAATTGGATTTAGTTTTCAACCTTGAATGTTTACAAAAAAGGTCTGCTAGAAAACGATTCCGACGAAGTATTCTTGACGAGTGGCCTGAGTGTGCCTACTGCGGTAGAAAACACCCAACCACTCTTGACCATGTAGTGCCTCGAGCAAAAGGAGGTAGCCAAGATCGCAAAAACCTTATCGGTGCTTGTGGCGCATGTAATCTGGAAAAATCAGATATGCCTTGGTTTGAGTGGTACAGAGGTCAAATTTTTTGGACACCAGAAAGGGAGGACAGGATTTTGAGCTGGATTAACCAGCCTGATCCTGAGCCTCCCTCTCCTGTATTTATCAACTGGATGGAAAAAGGAGCTCTTCTTCTTCCAGAGGCAGCTTAAACCGTTGTAGGCACACACCCAGACGGACCGTGGGCCTTCATCTTTTGGATTAATTTCCGCTGATGATGAAGGTTTTCTGGACGAGAGAAAAAAGGATCCTCTTTGACTACTTCGATAGCCTCTAACGTCTGTTCGCAAGACATTTGCCAGTCGTAAGGACTGGTTGATACGATCATCGCCAGAGCAAGCTCGATCATTTTTTTGCGACCTTAGTCACGATCCCAGCGATTTTTTCAATAACTTTGTAGAACTTGCCGTAAAGTTCATCGTCCTTGGGAGTCGGAGTCATATTGACGATTGCGAGAGCTAACAGGTGAGCTGCGCCAGCAATACCGACAATTGCCTCCCAGTTGTTAAGTAAGAAAGCCATGAGAAAAAAACCTGTACAATATAAATATACTCCCAGACTTATAAACAAATGCCTGCGATTCTTGAAGACGCGGTTAAGTCAATTATGAAGGAAAACCCTGATATGAAGAAGGGTGCCGCCTACGCAATCGCCACAAGCACCCTTCAAAAAGCAGGTGATCTCAAAAAAGGCACCGTGGAAGCCACTGAAAAAGGCAAGCGTCGCGGTGAAATGAGCAAAAAAACTCGGGCTAAGACTCGAGCTAAAAAATACAAGATTGAGCGCGAGAAAGAACGCAAGGGAGAAGCAAAATCTCGTGATGGTCGAGACGAGCGGAGCACCAGCGGACGGCTGTAAGTGCCTGAGTTCAATTACCCCGATATACAGCTCCCGAAAATCAAAAATTTTCCGGAGCCAGTAATCGACTACCTGGCACCACTTCCACCTAATTACCCGGTGGTTCTGGTGCCTTCTTATCGTCCTGGTAAAGCTGAGGCTTACTTACCTAAGGCAACCCCAAAAGGCCCAGTCCCCGAAGAAAAGCCACCAAAAACTGTTGCAGAGGAAATCGTCGAAGAAGTGGTTGATGCGGTTCAACCAGCTTTGGACTCGCACACTGACGCAATTACCACCCTTCGAACAGACCTCGATCAGTTTGTCCTCGAGGTAGAGGAAAAAGAATTAGAAGCTTCCGAAGTGGTCAACAGCGTTGCCCTCCCAGGAGGTATCGAAGTACCAATCCCTAAGCCAGAAATCCTTGTGGCGGCTGGAACAACAGCAACGGTTTCTGTGGGCGCAACGCTCCTGGCTACTTCTGTGTTCAAAAAATGTGTTTCAGCTCTAAAACCTGCGATCAAGCAGATTATCAATCGGGTTCAGAGGAAGCTTGGGAAGAAGCCGGTAAGTTGGAGTAGGCAGCGATTGGCACAACGTCGTCGCAAATCGCAGAGTACGGTGAATTAGGTCGTATCATGTACCCTTTTTCGTACATAGCGGTACATTCTCTAATTCTAGTAAGCAAAATATCGACTCTTTTTTGTTGAATTCTTTTTCTACCTAGCTCTTTACAAATTTCTTGAATAGATCCGTCTAACGGAAGAGCAAAACTGATTTGAGCGCCATAATTTTCACTTCTGGAGTACTCCGGATGAAAGCCAGCGCCAAGATAAAAAGGTGTAAACACCACAGTGCCGCTATTGCAGTAGTGCCCACTTCCGAGTCCTTGTGTCGCGTAAGATCCTTGATTTATTTGTACCGCACTGTTAGTAACTGAACCGGTTGAAGACGCCTGTGGGTTTGCAATAACTGTAGTCCCGTCATTTGTTTGAGCGTTGACAGGACTACAGGTCAGAAACACTATTGAGAGAACACACTTAACGACGTGGTCGTAGATTCGGTTTCGATCGTGCGCTCGATGTCTTGGGTTTCGATTACACCAGCTGATCGAGTGACGATCTCCAGTTGCCAGTTCGTGGCTCCTGAGTTCATGGTGTAAGTCGTCCCCGTTGCGCCGATAGCTGCACTGGGAGTCACATTGTGACCTGTGATGCTGCTGTAAGCGCCACCGTACTTCTCGATCTCGATCGTCTCGGTTACTGTCTGCTCGGTGGTTGTCGTACTGTTCATCGAGCCCTGGGTAAAACCAGGTGCTGTTTGTGCAAAAGCCCCTAAGGGACTCAAAAGGCTTAAAAAAGTAAGCCATAAGATTGTTTTCACGGCTTGGTTTTTGGTGGAGTATTCTCTTCTACTTTAGGCTCTTTTTGTTTCTTAATAGTGTCAGAAGCACGACTCAAACCGTACCCAGCGAGCGATCCAGAAAAAATCGAGGCCACGAATGTAGGGTCCATCTTTTGAAAATAACCCATATACGAAAGTGTCAGTAATGCAGCACTCCAGCCCAGCACTGACACTTTCACAATCTCAGTCAGCCATTCGTAAGAACGCTTACTTTCTTCTTCAGCCATGGCTGAGAGTTTTGAGTTCGTCCTTTAAACTATAAGAGTATATAGGGATTTGTAAGTGGCAGAAACTGCGAAGAAAAAACACCCTGAAAAATGGGCTCGAGCTAAAGCTAAGGCTCGCAAGAAAATGGGAGGACACTCTGCACGCGCTATGCAGTTAGCGACGAAATATTATAAGGAGATGGGTGGTAAGTACGAAGGTAAAAAATCAAGTAAAAATAAACTCTCGAAGTGGTCAAAAGAAGATTGGCAAACAAGAGAGGAGTATGAGAAAAAGAAAAAATGACCTCAAAGAAGCAGGAGCGTAAGCTGATAAAAATCGCCAGGAAGGCTCAAGAATGCCTTACCCGCGAAGAAGCACAGAAACTCCTGCGGAAAGCACGTAAAATATTTAAAAAGCTAGATGACCGTGGAACACCCGGAAAGTAAAAAAGATCGGGTCACGGGTCTCAAAAGTGAATTGCTTCTGGAAAAAAAAATCACAGAGGTAAATAACAAATGTCCCTTAGCCACTGTTGATATTGAAGAAAATATCAAAAACAGAGATTGGACCACAGAAAACTACGGATACGGTCCTCTGAATCCTGCTGTTCCTGACCCTGGTTTTTGGGAGAAAAAAGCAGAGCTCTGGAACACGGACTTAGAAACAGTCAAGACAGCGAGATGCGGCAACTGCGCTGCTTTTGATCAATCTGATGTAATCCTGGGGTGCATAGAAAAAGGTATCAACGAAACTAACGCTGCGGACCCTCGAGAGGTCATGGAGCTCGCTGATTTAGGTTACTGCCAGCTCTTCAAATTTAAGTGTGCAGGAGCCAGAACCTGTGATGCTTGGCTTTTTGGAGGACCTATTCGTGATCAGCAAAGAGAATCGATGCCTGAAACTGAGGTTGAAAACGAGCTCAGTGAAATTGTTGGTCAGTTAGACAAGGCTTCACAGACACATAGAAATCAAGCTAATAGACTAGAAATGCTTAAGGATTCTCTTGGGGGATATGGCCGATAAAGCAAGAGAAAAAGGTCGCACTGAGCGATACCTGCCTAAAGCAGCGTGGGCAGCTATGTCTAAAGACGAGCGTAAGGCCACGGATGAGAAAAAAAAGAGAGCTACACGAGGTAAACCTGTAAACACTCACGTAGCCAACACTGAAAAAGCCAAACGGGCTGGCAAAAAAGCTCGGTC